ATGAATATTCAAGAATCTATAGGCGAACTACCGGAAACATGCCGGGCTGTTATCAAGCGTAAGGACGGACACATCGTTGGTGTGCGTGTTCTGACCGATGATGAGCGGATTGCCAGCCTGATGGCGTTTCTCGAGTTGGCAGAAATAGCTGGATATACTATTACACCCCCTGACGCGTAAAACACGGTATAATATCGGTGCTGGATTGAACACCCGGCACCATTTTCTGAACACTGCCGCGCCACCTGGAGTTAACCATGGCGCAGCATTCATTTATCAGGGTATCCGGCGGTTCGCTAATACCCGCGACACCAGACACGCAACGCTGGTTGACTGAACGAGTCAAACCAGGTGCTGTTGTGTATGCAGATTTCAAACAGGCGCGTAATCCCGCGTTTCATCGTAAATTTTTCTCACTTCTCAACCTGGGCTTTGATTACTGGCATCCGTCCGGAGGGGCTATTTCTCCTGCGGAGCGCGAACTGGTTCACGGCTACGTTAAGTTACTGGCGTATTACGGTGGACACGGTGATGTCATGGCAGAGCTGGCTGATCAGTATCTTCTCGATGAGTCGGAAAAGCGCGCGGGGAGTATCAGTGCGGTGAAGTCGTTCGAGGCGTTTCGCGCATGGGCGATTATGGAAGCTGGGTTTTATGACGTTCATCAGATGCCAGACGGCAGTTTGATGCGCGTACCTCGTTCAATCTCGTTTGCAGCGATGGACGATCTTGAGTTCGGTCAACTGTATTCAGCCGTTTTAGATGTGCTGTGGAATTATATTTTGTTCCGCACATTTGCCTCTCAGGAGGCCGCTGAAAATGCCGCCGCGCAGCTGCTGGATTACACATCATGAAAAAAATCGACCTGAGAAAAGCTGCACGCAGTCGCGCTTGTACTGTGCGTATCCCCGGTGTGTGCAATCACAATCCTGAAACCAGCGTACTGGCTCATTATCGTCTCGCCGGAACGTGCGGCACAGCCATCAAACCTCACGATATGCAGGGCGCTATCGCCTGCAGTGCGTGTCACGATGCCATCGACGGACGTACAAAAACGGATTACGAGCACGACTCATTGTTGTTGATGCACGCTGAGGGAGTTTTCAGAACACTGGCTATCTGGCGCGATGAGGAGTTTATCTGATGAGTAACGAGTATTTATTGGAATATACCCGCATAAAACTGCGCGCTGCATTGCGGGATTTGTCTGGTGGTTCTAAGGGGCAACTGGAAGCATTGTGTGAGCACCCACCGGCAGACAAAAACGCATACCCACGCAAACATATTCACCGTGTGCAGCTGGAGGACCGGACCGTTGATGCTCTGGTTACGCCAGTTTACGCTCTGGAAAGTTTCAGCAGACGTCGCCCCGCGCCGCCGATGAGTGATTTTGAATTTGCTGATTCATCCTGGCGGCGTTCTGTGAACTCGCTGGATGCAAGTCAGCAAGCGTGGTTGCGTTATTGCTACGGTGGTAACCTGGCATTCAAACACCAAACAGCTATTTGTGAGGCTGTCTGGAGTCGCTATAAAGGAAACATCCCCGCGTCAACTCAGAGAAAAGTAGTTAAGCGCCTGCTTTCGTTGGTGTGGTTGTCCGTGCAGGCGGTCGCAGCAGCAAATAAACGCGAGGATTTTAAGGAGATGGCCGGATCTACCCTAGCAGGAATGCTGTCGGTTTCTCGTTCCACCTGGTGCGAAACATACTCCCTGCACTGGGTAGGAATGAAAGAGGCGGTGAGAGCACTTGATGAAGTGGCACTTCTTGCAACTTTGCATCATTATCAGAACCATTTAGACGACGTTTGCGTATAATGCTTGCAAAAACGAACAAAATAGGCCATATTTGACGCTAATTTGGTATGTTGCCAAATTTCTAAGAACCTCGCCACGGCGGGGTTTTGTCGTTTCTGAATCAGGAAAAATCATGTCTGAACCTCTAACCGCTGGCGTTGCTGCTGGCTCGGCGGGGGTGACGTTTGCTGCGTTATTTCCTGAGGCAACACCTGCAGTGATGATCTGTGCGCTGGCAGGCGCAGCTCTCTATGTGTTGTCGTCCGGGCAGCATCGATTCTGGAAGCAGGTTATTTTCGCACTCATTTCGTTTGTTGGCGGTGTGTATTGCGCTGAGACAGCGTCAGCCATCATTACCGGTATTCTGAACGCGGTGCTGAGTCACCTGAACCCTCCCGTAACAGTAAAAGTCTCTCCCGCCATTGGTGCACTGGTTGCATCAGTAATCAGCGTTACATCACTGTTGCGGATCATGTCACAAGCTCGTTTATGGAAATCAGATAAGGGGATGAAATAATGACCCTGCACTCTGTCCTCATCAATGCCAATGCAATTATTTGTCTGATGTTGGCACTACGGTTGATGTTTTTTCAAAAAACAGGCCGCTATCGTTTTTTCATCTCACTAACTGCTTACCTCGCGATTCTGTCTGCTGCGTGGATAGCCCTACGAATTTTTTACGGGAAATATACGCAGGTTGATCCCGCAGAGTTCTTTCTCAACCTCACCATCTGTATTGCTGTCTGGCGGGCACGAGGGAATATTTCAAAAATAACAGGAGACAGGTAATGACGGATCCTAAATGGCTAATCGAGGCTCGAAAAAACCTCGGCATTCGGGAAATGAAAGGGAAGCAACATGCTGCAGAAATTGTGCAGTACTGGAAAGATATCAAACGCGGCGGCATTAAGGATGACGAAACACCGTGGTGCGCTGCTTTCACCGGGGCAATGCTGGAACGTGCGGGTATTCGCTCAACGCGTTTTGAGTCTGCGAATTCTTATCTCGATTGGGGTAATGAACTGAAGGAACCCGCCTATGGATGCATTGCTATTCTGTCTCGGTCTGGCGGTGGTCACGTCGGCTTTGTTGTCGGGAAAAATGCCGCCGGGGATTTAATGATTTTGGGGGGCAACCAGGCAGATGAAGTAAATATCAAAGCTTTTCCTCGTTCCCGCGTAACAGGCTACCGCTGGCCAGCAGGTCAAACGGATGTTCCACAATCACTTCCATTGGTGAATGCTGAGAAATCTATCTCAGAAGCGTAGGTAAAACGTGAAAAAACTTCTCTTAGCTGTCGCGTTCTTCACGCTGGCAGGCTGCACACATTCGACATACACCGAAGCGACTCGCGCTGACGGCAGCAGTATTAAACACGTGATGATCGCGCCGGGTACGAAGATTACTACTGCGAACGGTGGTTGTATTGATTCAACCGGGGCAGAGGCTTCATGCCTTGGTGGAAAATAGGGTAATTTACTTTAACGAGAGGCCGCCTTTTTGTTTTAAGGCGGCACACATTCAACAGATTAAGGTAACTGATTTGACCATTTTGTTGCGCGCCAGTTGTTCTGAACCATAATCTTCTGAAGTATCTCATCTGAAGGCTCTGCTTCGCCGCTTAGCCATTCTCTTAAAGTTGAACAATTTAGATAAGAGGAGTTCGCACGATAAAAAGATACGATGGCGTCCTCTGATAACTTCTCAGGAAACTTTTTTGGGTCAGCTTCTTTTAATATTACGCTCATTAAGGCTTCAATTTTTTCTCTGTTCATTTTTTGCGTTCTCATGGTTGTTGTTTTTCTGTAATGATATCAATAAGTTCAAGATATATACATATATGGAAAACTTGTTCGGTAGTCTATCGATACAGCACAAAAGGATGGCTCGCTGCCAAAGTGAAAGCTTACGCTGATAATCAGATACACAAAGCTGATGTATGCAAACAAGTACGCCGCGAGGCTACAGTTGAGTTTGATGAACCTGATGCGAGCCCCTAATTCCTGTCCTGAAAGGGAGATAGCCCCCTGGTCGCGGGTCCTTTCCGAAATCCAAAACACCGAGGGTCGGTAGACGCGCAAAAACTCGCTCGTTTTTAGTATTTTTTCATTTTGGGTATTTCCGGTTCCGGTGAGGATTTTTAATGGCAAGTCAGGCTGAGGTTGCAGCACATTTACTGCTATCTGATCGTCGTCTGCGCGATCTCGCAAAACTTCCGGGAGCACCAGTCCCACAAGGACGTGGTGATTGGGAGCTAGACGCATGGCGCCATTTTTATATTCGTTATCTCCGGAGCAATAGACGCGACACAACTAGTAATGACGAACCGGAAGCGGGGGACAATTCTCCCGAAAAAAATCGCGAGCAGTGGCTGAAAAATGAGGAACGACAGGAGCGAATCCTGATGGCACGAGTAAAACGCCGCATTCTCGCTAAACGCTACGCGCCAATTGAATTAATTAGCGTCGCTGTATCTCGCGTCGCCGTTGAATTACGTACCCGCGTCGAGTCGTGGCCACCACGCCTGAAAAAGGTCTGGCCGGAGATGCCGCAAGAGGCGAGCAGTGTATTACGAGAGGAGCTGGCGATAGCCTTAAATGAGTTGTCAGACATACGAATCGACTTCAGCGATTACGATGTCAGCGATATCGAACGCGATCTCGACAGGGTTGAATCCCTTGCGCGTGACGATACCGATGACGGGTGTTGAGTGGGCTGATAAATATTTTTATCTCCCTGAGGGCTCCAGCCACATCGCTGGGCACTGGACGACTCAGCCGGTCCAGGTAGTGATGCTCAATATGATGACGAACGACGCGATAAAAATCGTGTCTGTTCGCAAATCAGCTCGTCTCGGTTATACAAAAATACTCGTCGCGGCGCTGCTCTATTTCGCTGAGCACAAAAAACGTAGTGCCGTGGTCTATCAGCCTATCGATGACGAATCGGATGGATTTGTCGCCGACGAGGTTGACCCCGCTATCGCCGAAATGCCAGTGATTCAGAAAATTTTCCCCGACTGGGATAAAAGCAACGAGCGTAACAATCTCCAGCGTAAAGAAATGAGCGGCGCGATTCTTGATTTTCGCGGCGCGAGTGCACCAGGAAATTTCCGGCGACTAACGAAACAGGTTGTCGAGGGTGACGAAGTTGACGGCTGGCCGCTGGAAGTTGCCAAAAAAGGCAAAGGCGAGGGCTCGCCCATCGAACTGGCGCTCGTTCGAATTAAAGGGGCAGCGTACCCGAAGGCGATTTTTGGTTCGACGCCGACCGTTACCGGCAAAAGTCATATCGAAATGCTCGAAGACGCTGCCGATCTGACGTTTCGTTTTTACCTGACATGTCCGCATTGTGGCGAGGAGCAGGTCCTGGTATTTGGTTTCGACGGTATCGAATACGGCCTCAAATGGGATAACAGCCTGCAGACCAATGAGGCGAAATCGTCGTCCGCGTATTACCAGTGCTGCCACTGCCCGGAACATTTTTACTATCGCGATCTCGAAAAAATGGAGTTCGGGGGGCGCTGGATAGCCGAGGACTGCACCTGGACCCGAGACGGCATTCATTTTTTTGATCATGACGGTGGCGTCGTTCGCGCGCCGAAACACGCTGCGATCGTGATAAACGCCCTGTATTCACTAAACCTCGATGGATGGGGCGAGATTGTCAGCGAGTGGCTGAAAGCGAAAGGCGACCCGCTCAAGGAAAAGACGTTTCATAACACGACGCTCGGCGAACTCTGGAGCGACGTGGCCAGCGAGCAGCTGGAGCACGATATTCTGGTTAATCGCCGGGAAAAATACGCCAGCCAGGTTCCTGACGGTGTTGTTTATATAACCGGCGGCATCGACTCTCAGACGTCCGGGCGCTACGAGTGTTATGTGTGGGGCTGGGGAGCCGAGGAGGAGTGCTGGCTGATTGATAAAACAATCGTCCTCGGTCGCTACGACGAGGAGGACACGCTGCAGCGCGTCGACGGAGTGATTCGCAAACAATACCGGCGCAGCGACGGGACCACAATCGGCGTCAGTCGCTGGGCGTGGGATACCGGTGGTATAGATGCGCAGGTCGTTTATAACCGCTCGCTGAAACTCGGTCCGCTGTGGGTCATTCCAATCAAGGGCGCGAGCTCATACGGCCAGCCGGTCGTAAATATGCCTCGTACCCGTAACGCGAATAAAGTGTATTTGTCGTTGATTGGGACAGATACAGCGAAAGACCTGCTCGCAATGCGCCTGCAGCTGGAACCCGACTCCAAATCGGCGACACCAGGTGCGATTCATTTTCCCAACGACGACGAAATATTCAGCACGACAGAGGCAAAACAGCTCGTCTCCGAGGTTCTGATCCCGAAACTCATTAACGGTCGCGTCGTTTATCGTTGGGACAACCAGGGCCGGCGAAATGAGGCGCTCGACTGCTGGGTGTACGGACTGGCAGCGCTGCGTATCAGTAAAATTCGTTTCCAGCTCAATCTCGAGACGCTCGCTGAGCAACGGAAAAAATCACAAAACAAACTGTCTCTCGAGGAGATGGCCAGAATGCTCGGAGGGAGCTAATGACGTCGCGCGAGGTTTTAACAGAACGACTGCTGGAAGCGGAAATCGCTCTGCACAAATTATTAACGGGTAAATCGACCGTGTCGCTGTCTCACGGCGATTCAGCAGGAAATAACCGGAGCTATCAATACTCGCAGGCGAGTATTGAGCAGCTCCGAACGTACATTATCGAGCTGAAATCACAGCTCGGTCTGAGTACGGGACGCCGTCGGCCCGTGGGAGTTCGATTATGACTGCTCCGCAGCAGCTGCTCGGGCCTGACGGTAAAACGCCACTACGCCGTTACGCGGGGTATAACGGCGGCGGTCCCGGTTTCGGTGGCCAGCTGATTGACTGGAACGCACCACAGCAGAGCGCCGACGCAGCACTGTTGCCGAATTTTTATCGCGGTAACGCGCGAGCAGACGATCTCGTTCGCAATAACGGCGTCGCGTCGAACGCCGTGCAGCTGCACCAGGATCATATCGTCGGCAATCTGTTTAAGTTGAGTTATCGCCCTAACTGGCGTTACCTCGGCATATCTCGCGAGGACGCCAGGGCGCTGGCGCGTGACGTCGAGGTAGCGTGGACTGAATACGCCGAGGACCCTCACTGCACGATTGATATCGAGCGGAAACGGACGTTCACAATGATGATCCGCGAGGGCGTGGCTACTCACGCTTTCAACGGTGAAACCTGCGTACAACCAGTCTGGGAGAGTAGTGCCGGCAGCGTTTTTCGGACGCGATTCAAAATGGTCTCACCGAAACGGATTCGAAATCCGGGTTACGCAGCTGACACTCAATTTCGCCGCGCCGGTGTTGATATCGATAAAAACGGGGCCGCGGTCGGGTACTGGATAGCCGAGGATACTTACCCTCTCGGCGGAGTCGGTAAATGCCGGCGTATCCCAGCACAGCTCAGCAGCGGCAGACACGCATTCATCCACATATTCGAGCCGCTCGAGGACGGACAGACCCGCGGGGACAATATTTTTTACAGCGTCATGGAGCGCCTGAAAATGCTCGACACACTGCAGCAAACACAACTGCAGAGCGCCATTGTGAAGGCGATGTATGCCGCGACAATCGAATCAGAGCTCGACAGCCAGCAGGCGTTTGAATATATCGCCGGCGCGGGTACTGATATCGACTCGAACCCGCTGAATTCGTTTATTCAGAGTTACGTGACGTACTACAACGGCGCAAATATCAAGCTCGGTGGTGTGAAAGTTCCCCACCTGCATCCCGGCGACAAACTCAGTTTACAGACCGCTCAGAATGCTGATGCTGGTTTTAGTTCACTGGAAAAATCACTCCTGCGTTACGTTGCAGCTGGCGTTGGCGCGTCATACGAAGAACTTAGCCGGGACTACAGCCAGGTCAGTTACTCCAGCGCCCGGGCCAGTGCTAACGTCAGCTGGCGATTTTTCATGGGGCGTCGACGTTTTATCGCCGCGCGACAGGCGTCGCTGATGTTCTGCTGCTGGTTTGAAGAGGCGCTGGCACGCGGAATTATCACCCTGCCACGCTCAGCTGTCCGGTCGTTTTATGAGGCGCGGAACTCCTGGACGAACGCGCTCTGGATCGGCGCTGGTCGCATGGCGATTGATGGGCTGAAAGAGGTTCAGGAGAGCGCCATGCGCATCACAACTGGCCTCAGCACGTATCAGAACGAACTGGCGCTGCAGGGACAGGATTACGAGGAGGTTATGGAGCAGCAGGAATACGAAATTCAGCGCCGGCGTGAAATGGGGCTGAGCGAACCGTCATGGTCTGTATCTCACCCCTCAAATACCAACGATAACGGCTGGGGAGGTAACTGATGCCGTGGAACAATTTTCCGCACCTCGCCGCCAGGGCGTTCAATCAACCGCTTTTGCTGGAGCCCACCTACGCGCGGGTATTTTTTTCGGCGCTGAGCGACCGGTTCGGTACCGGGCGACTGATTGATACAGCGTCTGGAGAGGTAATGAACAGCGACGAAATGAACGCGCTCGCGATGGGGTGGGACAGCAGCGAGCGAACACGCCAGAAATCGTATCGCGTGGAGCGTGGTATAGCCGTTCTGCCGGTTACCGGGACGCTGGTTCATAAATTGGGTTATATCAACCCAGTTAGCGGGATGAGCGGTTACAACGGAATCGCAAAACGCCTGCAGCAGGCGATTTCTGATCCCGATGTAAGAGGGGTCCTGCTTGATATTGACTCCCCTGGCGGTGAAGTCGCCGGCGCGTTTGATACTGCTGATTTAATCGCCCGGGCGCGAGAGCAAAAACCTGTGTGGGCGCTGGCCAGCGATACGGCCTGCAGCGCTGCCTATTTGCTGGCGTCAGCGTGTTCGCGCCGGCTGATAACGCAGACAGGCACAGTTGGTTCAATCGGTGTCCTGATGGCTCACCGCTGCGTCGAAAAAGCGCTGGAGATTGCTGGCGTCGACGTGACGCTGATTTACGCCGGCGCGCACAAAGTTGACGGGAACCCGTATTCCCAGCTGCCAGGCGACGTTCGCGACGAATTCCAGCTGAGTATTAACAGCACGCGCGAGCAGTTCGCGCAAAAAGTCTCGGATTATACCGGGCTGAAAAAATCCAGGGTGCTGGCCACGGAAGCTGCAGTATTTATCGGCGCGGACGCGATTAAATCTGGTCTCGCTGATCAACTCGTTAATTACGCGGACGCTATCGCAGTGATGGCCGACGCACTGAAACCAAAAATGGAGCGCTTTATGTCTGGTACAGAAACCACGGCGGAGACCACGACCACAGAACAAACCGCGACCACGACTACTGTCGCGCAGGTTGAGTTTAACACGGAGCAGATTCGCGCGGACGCCGCATCAAGCGAACTGGCGCGTGTGATGGCCATCATCAATTGTCCCGAAGCTGTTGGGCGCGAGGCGCAGGCAAAAGCGCTCGCTGGCGTCCCCGGGATGACGGTCGGGCAGGCGCAGGTAGTCCTCGCTGCAGCACCTAAAACGGCGCAGGCGCGGACAGAAACGGCGCTCGATACACTAATGAGCACTGAATCACCAGCGACTATTCAGGATGCTGGCAGTACTACGGCAACAGGAACAACCGCAAACGTCTCGATGCTGGTTGCTGCAGGGCGTTCAATTTTAGGGGATGAATAATGACTACAGAAACGTATAGCCCGGACGATTTTATTCTTGGGCCTGACCTTGTTGTCACGACCGTCGGTCATTTTCAGGGCGGGATCAACGTACCCCGGCTGACACCGATTATGCTCGACGCTACTGTCGGGACGTTTAAGGTTTGGGACGGCTCAGTCGGTAAAGCTATTGGCCTCACTGCCACCGCAGTTAATACTGGCTCCAGTTCTGCAGACTGCTCGTACTATAAATCAGGCTCGTTCCGTTACACGGCGATTAACTGGGGTACGGTTACCGACGTAGCTAAACGCAAATCAGCATTTGCGGGTACGCCGATCAGCGTCGGCTGATAGCAAAAAACTCAAAACAAGCCGCCTCCGGGCGGTTTTTTTATAACAGGATATATAAATGAGCGATTCGTTTACTACGTCAGAACTGATTACCGCGACACAGCAGGTATTTAAGTTCAATCCGTTGTTTTTAAAGCTGTTTTTCCGTGAGACCTACACGTTTACGAGCGAAGAGGTTTTTCTGGATAAAATCCCGGGAAAAGTGAACATGGCCGTGTACTGCGCGCCGATGATCACCGGCAAAGTTGACCGCACTCGCGGCTATTCAACGAACCATTTCAAACCGGGTTACACGAAACCCAAGCACACGATCAATCCGAATATGAGCATCAAGCGCGCAGCCGGTGAGCAGATTGGCCAGCCGGAAACGCCGGTCGAACGTCGTGCAAAAATCATCATGCAGAACCTGCTTGATGAGGAACTGAGCATCAGCCAGCTCGAAGAGTTCCAGGCGGTACAGGCTGTTCTGTACGGTAAATACACTGTTTCCGGCAGCAATATCGAGACCTATGAGATCGACATGAGCCGCAGCGCGACGAATAACGTCACTCAGTCCGGTTCGACAGCCTGGTCGACTCAGGACGCGGAAACGTATGACCCGAGCGACGATATTGAATCCTACGCGGACCTCGCCTCCGGTGCGGTTAACGTGATCATCATGGATGGTAAAGCCTGGAAGCAGTTGAAGCGTTTTAAAAAATTCTGGACGGCACTGGATACGCGCCGTGGCTCAAACAGCCAGCTCGAGGTCGCGCTGAAAAACCTGGGCGACGTTGTCAGCTTTAAAGGCTACTACGGCGACACTGCGCTGTTTGTCTACAAAGGGCAATACCTCGACCCGGTAACAGACACTGAAACGCGTTATATGCCGGATAACACGATGATCCTTGGCAACACAAAAAACCGCGGGCTCCGCACTTATGGCGCAATTCAGGACGAAGACGCGCTGAAAGAGGGTATTTCCGAAGCGACGCGCTATCCAAAAGTCTGGACCACTACCGGTGATCCGGCAGTGACGCAAACAATGACGCAATCCGCGCCAGCAATGGTCCTCACGGACGCCGACGCGTTCGTTGTCGTAAAAATCGCGTAAGAGTCGAAAGGCTCTTTTTTGTTAAGGAATCAACATGAGCACAAAAACAGAATTGCTGGCGCGTATTGACGATCTGAGCGCTCAGCTCGGTCGCGAATTACCGCGCAGCGGGACTATTGCGGAACTGGAATCAATCGTTGCCGGCGCTGAGTCAGAGCTCGATATTCTGAACGAGCAATCCGGTGACGCGGGAGGCATCGAGATTACAGTGAATACTGCGTCCGGGACCGATAATGAACTCGCTCAATCAATCGCGAGCGCTATCGTTTCACAGTCACAAGAGCAGGAGCTCGCACCGGCTACGCGCCGCGTCAAGTTGCGTAACACGCTGGACGTTTATCACTACGTGAACGGGCGTCGCGTTCGCGAGATTGTTGCCGCAGGCCGTGAAATTGTTGTTGATTCACCGGAGGTCGCAGACCTTATCGCAGCTGATCACGTTTACGCTCTATGAGCTACTACGATGACCTCCGGGCCGGCGACGAGGAGATGATCCGTGAGTGGGGACGGCCCGTTAAATTACGCGGTAAAACCGACCCCATTATCGCTATTTTCAACGAGCCTTACGCGCGCGTTGACGTTCCTCACGCTGGTTTTATTACCGGTACAGTAACGAGCCTGACGGCGCTCTCGGACGACGTCGCTGGCGTTGTTGCGCGTGACGTCGTCCAGGTTCCAAAGCAGCGCAGCATCGAACCTGACGGCTCTGTTACCTGGTCTGGCTGGACCGATTACGTGGTTAAAGAGCCTCAACCTGATGGCACAGGGCTCACGAATATTTTTTTAGAGCCTCACACGTCCAGCGAAAACAGCGAGTATTCAAAATACTAAGTGGGACCTCGGTCCCACTTAAGGGGGAACCGTGGCCGATTTACGTAGTAACGCGCAGATGTTCGATATCGATGTTTCGGCGCTGGAGCAGCTCAGAGTCGAAATCAGCGCGACGCAACATCAAATGTTAATGGTATACAACAGGGCGCTGAACCGAACTGCAAAACATATGCACCGAATTTCAGCAGGAATGATTTTGACTGCACTGGCAGCTAAAAATCATAAGGCCGTAGATAAACGAATCAAGCCGTTCATTAAGCGCCGTAATTTTACAAAAGAAGGGGCAGGAGACCTGAGCAGCGCCAAGCTCTGGTACGGTCTGAATGATTTCCGGGTATCTGAGCTAAAGGGGCGATTACAAAATCCACGGAGGCAAAAACAGCCTCGCGATCTTGAGACCGGCCTGTTTTTGAAAACCAAAAAAGGCGCTAGAGGGGCAACTTTTACACCCAAAAGTGCAGGGCTGGCGATGATGAGTTGGCCCGATTCATTCGTAGCGAAACGCTACGGTGCGAAAAGTGTCTGGATTCGACTGGATCGCGGAGGAATCGAAGAGGCTCGCGTACCTGTGCACGACGCGCTGGAGGATGCTATCGATGATTATATTTTTGAAAACATTGGCCCTGTTTTTATGGGCTTTTTTGAGAAAGATTTGCGCGGTCGCGTGAAAGGTAATGTCCACGTAGACCCAAAAACAGGTAAACGATTATGAGCGGACTGGATGCATTTGACGAATATCTTGATCGCGTTAAAGGCGCGGTTTTACAAATACCGTTCATCAAAACATTCGGAATTTATCCGGAAATTCCGGCTGGATTTGAAACGCCAGCTCTGTTCCTGGAAATCAGCAACTGGTCACAGAGTGACGAATCGGTTCCAGGCTCAATTCAGTCAGTCGAGCTGTCGTGTAATTTGTATTTGCTGCGTGAATTTGCAGCTGATCAGTACGGACTGAAATCGCAGAATGCAGCGCTCTATATGACGAGCTGGATCAATGGGCGAATGTTCGGTCCCGGAACTAAACCGGCAAAATTCAGCGACGCGGAACCGTGCGACTGGATTAAAAACGGGCAGTCAGTCGGTTCGCATTCAGTTCAGTGCGTGTCGTTCACGCAGGTTGTAGGCGTTGGTCCAGATATTTTCGATTATCCCTCACAGGGGACCCTGAAAAATATATACGTCGGAATAGCACCAGATATCGGCGCAGAACATGAGGGCGACTATTATGGCCCAATCGGACGATGAATATGCTGCAGCGGAGAACGCGCGCAGGCTGCGTGACGCAGTTAAACGCGGCACGATAGCTGCAGTTAAAATGAATCCTCCACGCTGCCGAGTCTCATTTGGTGGCGAACACCAGTCAGGCTGGCTGCAGTGGTTTACTCACGCCACCTCAGAACGCGTCGACTGGAGCGCACCATCAGTGGGCGATCCCGTTACTGTTGTTTCTGAGGGTGGGGATACGCGGAACGGTGTAGTTATGCTCGGGCTGCACATTGACGACAAAGCTCCGCCAAGCAATGACCCCCATGATCATGTCACTGCATACTGTGACGGGGCTACGATGACGTATAACACAAAAAATCACACTCTGACATGGCAGGGCGTACCGGACGGCGTGGTAAAAATACTCGGTGAGTCTGAAATAGAAATATTTGGACGCGCAGATGTTACTATTAATAGCGAAAATGTAGTTAATATCCATGGTGGGAAATTAATTAACGCAGACGCTGATATTATTAATGTCACAGCGACAGATACAATTAACGCACATGCTGATTTAGTGAACGTTATAGCAACGAGTTCTGTTAGTGTTACTGCTGCGAACAGAATATCGCTGACAGCTCAAACAATCAGCGCGTGGGCTCCGGGTGGTATAACACTAGCTGGTCCAACGCATATTACCGAGACATTAGTAGTAGATAAATTAGCGACATTCCGTAACGATATTTCTGTCACTGGAGATAACGGTGGAACAGGTAATATCACAACTCGCGGTAGTGTGTTAGCAGGGCAAGAGGTGCAGGACCGACAAGGCACAATAACTGAAGTCCGCACAACGTATAACGGACACACTCATATATGTCCGGACGGGGAAACTCAACAACCGAACCAACCAATGGCGTAAAGATGCTTGGAATGGACCGTAACACCGGTAAACTTTTATCGGGGACTGATCACATTCGTCAGTCTATCGTTGATATTTTAACGACCCCGCTGGGGACGCGTGTAATGCTGCCGGAATATGGCAGCAAATTATTTGATCTTGTTGATAATCCCACAGATCCGTCGCTTGCTATGCGAATAATCATGGAAAGCGCTGGCGCAATAGCACGATGGGAACCACGCGTCAGAATTGACAGAATAAATGTGTTAGCAGTGGATATCGGGAAAATAACAATATTAATTATCGCAACAGATATCGAAACACAACAGCGATTAGAGTTTAATAATATGGAGCTGATATTTTGATAACATCAACAGTTCAGAATTCGATAGTGAAAACTATTGATATGAGTCTGCTGCCGCCGCCAGCATTCGTTAAAACCCCGTTATTTTCAGATGTTAAATCTAATCTACTGTCAGAGCTGCAGATATTATATCCACAATTTAACGCACTCCTGGAGTCAGACCCGGCCGTTAAACTGCTGGAAATAGTTGCATACAGAGAAATCATTATTACAGCTCGGGTAAATCAGGGGATGCTCGCTGTATTGCTCGCGTTTGCAAAGGGGAGTGACCTCGACCAGATTGGCGCTAATTTTGACTGCCTGCGGCTGTTGATAACGCCAGCTAATCCCGATGTAATTCCCCCGACTGAGGCTGTTTACGAGAGTGACGACGAGTATCGACACCGAATACAGCTATCATGGTATGCGCGGAATACTGCCGGCAGTACGAACGCCTATAACTATTTCGCGCTGTCGAGTGATCCCGACGTTCTGTCAGCTCAGGCGTACGGCCCGCCGGTGACCCAGCCTGGATACGTCGATATGTATGTCTTGTCGCGAACCGGCGACGGCACTCCGCCTCAATCACTACTGAATACAGTGAATGCGGCCCTGTCTCCTGACGATACTCGACCGCTGACTGATTTCGTGACTGTAAAACCTGCGTCGAACCTGAATTACCGGGTTGAGGCCGTTATCGTAGCCGGGCTCGGACCCGACCAGAACGTTTTGCTTAACGGTGCTCAGAGCGATTTGGCGATATATGTGGATACGCAACATAAAATCGGAGCGACGGCAGCTCTGTCAGGAATTTACGACGCGATACATCGTGACGGCACTGAACGTGTGATTCTGATATCGCCAACAGAGGATGTGATCGCTGGCGTCGGGCAGGCTCCGTACTGCACAGAAATCAAACTCAGCGTGCAAATGGGGTAGCCATGACAAGTCAAAGCGTACTGCCTCCGAACGCAATAACCCCTGAGAGGGCGCTTGAGGTTGTTTTATCTCACGTCGGCGATCTGCCTGGCGATATTCGAATTATTAAAAATCCCGATTTGTGCCCTGCAAATCTGTTGCCGTGGCTGGCGTGGGAGTACGCGGTCACCTACTGGAACCCCGACTGGAGTGAGCAGCAAAAACGCGAAATTATTAAAGCAGCTGCGTGGCAGAATAAGCACCGCGGAACGCGTGGAGCTGTTGAACGAGCGTTATTAACTGTTGGCTTTGAGAGCAAAATGAGAGAGTGGTTTGAAGCCACGCCCAGGGACGACCCGTATACATTCGCAATTAAAATATATCTGCTAAAAAGCATGGGGTTAGATTTAGAACTATTGAATACATTTATTGCACAAATATTTGATGCAAAAAATTGTCGTTCCTTATTAAAAGAAATAAATTTCGAAACGGGTGTCGATGGTGAGTTTTTTATAGCCGGTACACCTTACGCGAAAATAGGCGTAAACGTCCCAGCAGACGGCGACGGCGGTGTAAAAATTAACGGCGGGCTATATATATCGGGCTCACCAATTGTTAGTTTAAATGTGGAGATAGGGCCAAATGGCTGAAAATAAAATTTACGCAGTACTGACAGACCGTGGCGCACAACTTGAAGCCGCTGCGCTGGCATCGGGTGTACCCGTGGTGCTGAATAAATTCGTTATTGGCGACGCAAACGGAAACGACGACGTAACACCGGACCCGGCACGAACTGCATTAATTCACGAGACGTATCGTGGGGATATTAAATCCGCAGAAAATAGCGGTAACCAGGTTATCTTTACACTTTACGTACCGCCAGACACTGGGGGCTATACTATCCGTGAGGTGGGGATATTAACAGATAAAGGCGAGCTGTACTCTGTGGCGCGCTCGCCGGACATTTTAAAACCTACGGACAGCAACGGTGCGCTGATTTCAATCACGTATAAATACACACTCGCGGTGTCCAGCACATCTACGGTTAATGTTGTAGTATATGACAACTACGTAACTCCCGAGGAAGCTGACAAAAAATATTTGCAGATAAGTAAAAACTTATCTGAAATTCCCGCAAATGGTGAAACTGCTCAGCAGGCTGCGCGGAAAAATATTGGTATAGATGGGGACGTTGCATATAGAGATAAGGGTAATGCATTTACTCATCCAAATACTTTTAAAGATGATGTGATTTTTGAAGACGTTTTATCCTCTAAAAAACAAATAAATATAAACAAACCGGGCACTGATTTGACGTTGTTTTCATTTGCTGGTTTATCAGATGTGTCGGGCGATTATTTAGATTTTTCGACCCGTGGAGAAAACAATCAGAAGGTTTTTTATAGATTACGCGGAGTTCACTATGATGGCCTGGTGTTACTGTGCGGCGGGCAGACGTATAAATACTGGAATGAGGCTAATCTTAAACCGGTTAAAACGATTAACGGGGAGTCGCCGGATGAAAATGGCAACATAGATATAAGTCTTTCACCGGACCCATCACCGGAAATAGGTGTTGTTGGCGCGGTTGGTACTTATGCGCTTGTCGCTATTAATCATGCACCACAAATACTCCCGGGCTCCATATGGGCTGGAGGGGATTTATATTACGCTAGTATAAATAATACCGGTTCATATAACACGGATATTGCCACAAAACCATTTTATGACACACCACTTATTGGCTCATGGCGAGCCATGGCGTATTCACCCGGTGGAGTCGGTGATATTGGGACTGCCTGTTTTTTAGCTATTAGGATTGCGTAATGATAAGCGTTGATTCATTTAGAAAAATAACAAACCCTGTTTTTAATGACGAGCATGGGTTATCTATAAATATTATTTGCGATATTGACGGGATTGGAAACGACATTCCATTCACCGCAATGAAAAATGATTGCGAGGAACACGGTAGGGTTTTATATGAAAGAGCGCTGAGCGGGGATTATGGGAGCATTTCTAAATTTGTAAAAAAAGAGCAGACGCAAAAACTCCAGACTACATTACGGACTGTTGGCGATCTGTCAATTGAGGCATTCTCAATTCAGTGTGCAGTAGATGCCGGAACCGCATCTGACGCGCAAATCGAAAATTTGGCCGAGCTTAAAGAAGCAATAGCGACGCGAATTGGTGAAAATAGAGAAGGAATAAAATGAGCGTAACTAATTTTTTACACGGTATTCGCACGCTCGAATACGACGACGGCACAAAAGAGATCAACACAGTAGATATTTCCGTGATTGGGATTGTTGGTACTGCTCCCGATTCCAGCTACCCAACTTGTGCATCACTATTATGGGGATCAGAGCTCGCAGACAATCTTGTTGAGTTTTCGACTGTCATGCCAGGGGCCGACGGAAACAACTGGATTGTTGAAATTGTTGATTTGGGAATTAACGGGAATGTAGCAACTCCAGGATACAGCACACTGCCCGACGGTTCGAGAAAATTAACAATGATCACGGACGGTGCCATGACCCCGTCAAAAATGTACGATCAGAACCAGCAGTATAAAGAAGGACTCCAGATTGGAGAATATATTAACGTCACATTCGGTGGTGATCACGCAGGAACGGGGACTGTATTCGCGCTCCCCCCAACAAATTTATCCGGTGGTAAAGACGAATCGTTCAAATATAATGTTCCGACGTTAATTGCAGGCAGTCAAAAAAAAGCTGGATTGCTCGGTGGGTCTGGAACCCTTCCTCCCGCTGTATCTGAAATACTAAATCAGGAGGATGCCATTATTGTTGTTGTCCGCGTCGAAGAGGACAGCGACGAAACAAAAATGCGGCAGAACGTCGTTAACGGGATTAACGCATTGTTGACGTCTGCGCAAATAAATCAAGTAACGCCGAGAATTTTAATCGCTCCAGATTATAGTGCTAACGATTATATTGCAGAACAACTTGAAGTGGTGACAAATAAATTACGAGGCGTTGGATATATCGATTCACCGCGAGGCGCTACGCCTGCTGACGTTGTAAATCGTCGTCAGAGGTACGGCGGCAGAATGGAAATTCTGCGCCCTCGTGTTTATTCTACGAGTGATGTTAGTGGTTTATCTCGTCCGTATTCAGCTATCGCTGCTGGTTTACGAGCCAGAATTGATAACGAAAAAGGGTTTTGGTGGAGCAAATCGAATCAAAATATCTACGGAATTACAGGACTCGAACAAGTCGATGATTTTATAATCGGTGAAACGAACTGCACAGCAAATCTGCTGAACGCCAGCCAGGTCAGCACAATTATTCGCTATGATGGATTCAGACACTGGGGTAACTATCTGTGTAGCCTCAGTCCCCAATGGTCCTTTGAATGCGTTCGTCGGACAGCTGACGTAATTGAGGATTCAATAGCCCGGGCAATGATGACCGATTTTATTGATCGCCCGATAGACCTGCACCTCGGAACAGACGTTGTAGAGTCGATAAACGCGTATCTGCATAAATTAGAGGAGCAGGGCGCGATTAACGGAGGACGGGCGTGGTTAGATGAAGAGTTAAATACAAAAGAAAGTCTGGCCGCTGGTAATCTTTATATTAATGTTGACTTTGGACCGAAATCCCCGGCACAAACAATTACGTTAATGTACCGCATTAATAATGATTACACAGTTGAAGCTCTGGCCTCTCTTTTTAAAGAAACAGTCTAATAATCTGGAGAATTGATATGGCAGATAGTAACACCTATCGTGCATTTGCGTTGTTCGTCCAGGGAGAACGAGTTTTAAATTGCACTGAATACACTCCCGTCGATATGAAAATAATCGAAGATGATTTTAAGACGGGCGCTATGGATACAGCTATCACTCTGGACGGGGGAATGGAGAAAATGTCAGCCAGTTTTAAAGTCTCTGGCTCCGATTCTGGTGTGATGGGGTATTTGGGATTAATACCAGGTGCTAAAACAAGGTTCGAAATTCGAAGTGCATATACTGACAATTACGGTGTCAATTTTGAACGTATTGATACATATGAGGGGCTTATTACGGCGATTACTGATGACGCGCAGGGGACTGATTCAAAATCAGCAGTTGGGCAATCAGTAACGATTGCGCCGAGCTATTATAAACGAGTTCAAAATGGAAAAATTATTTACGAGATTCATCCTGCAAAAATGAAACGAGTAATTAATGGTGTTGACGTTCTTGCGGGCGTTGCTCGTATTCTCCATGTATATTAAAAGGCAAATAAAATGGAATCATTATTAGACAGTATGACTATTACGCTCTCTCGCCCGTTTATTATTAAGGGGGAGAGCCGCGATACAATTACTATTCGCGAACCAAAATTACGCGACCGCATTATGTTCAGTAACGATAAAAGTGGTCTTGAAGAGCGGACAGCGACAATGCTGGCGCGCCTGGCAAATCTGGAGCGTGAGGATTTATATGCACTGCCTGCGTGCGATTACGATCAAATGGAGGCCGCATTTAACGAACTGGTAAAGCCTCCGAAAGACCGACATCAGATATAGTTATTCTGATTCCGTTTATTGCGAAAAAACTTGCCATCCCGCCCGATACGCAAATGGACCTGCCGTACCGGGTTTTTAATTTCTATGTAAACGAGGTCATGAAAATCGATGGCTATTTCTCAAAACTTTAAAACGCAGGTTGTATTCGGTGGGCGAATAGACCCGTCGTTTCGTCGCGGTACAACAGAACTCAATGATGCGATTCGGCAGACGTCGTCTACTGTCGGGAAATTAACGAAAAGTCAGGATAAATTAAAAGACAAAATCGCAGCAATGAAACTGGCAGGTAAAGACGTTTCTGATTTATCTGCTCAGTATCAAAAGCTGGACCGTCGAATAAAAGCGACAACGCAGGACCAGGAGGCGCTGAATACTCAACTTGCTAAAAAACAGCGGCTGGAGAAGTGGACGGGTCGCGCAAAAGGAGCTGCAAAATGGGGCGGACGAGCCGCCGCAGGTGCGGTGAGGGCTACGGGGCGGGGTATCAAATGGGGGACACTTGGCGCGGCAGGGCTCATTGGCGGTGCTGCAGCTGGTGCGCTGGCAATGAATGCAGAGACGTCAGAAAAACTCGGTCTGGCGAAGTCCTACGGCGTTGGCGTCGAAAAATACGCTGCGTGGGAAAATATTGGTAAAGCCGCGGGCCTGAACGGCGAAAATATCGGGGATTTGTCTGAAGAACTTACAAATAAAATCGGCGAAATCGGAAACGAAAAAAGCCTGAATCCCATGTTATTTCAAATTGGCCTGACGAAAAAACGAATGGCTGGCTGGGATCGGGAAAAACAGTTTAATGAGGTTATGCGTCGCATCTCTGAAATGAAAGATGAGAAGCAAGCGGCGAGCCTCGCTGACCAGCTCATGGGGGGCGAGGCTAATAAGATCATGACGTATATGAAGGCGACGGGTAAAAGCTGGGAACAGACAATGTCTGACGCGCAAAAGTCGAATTTGTTAACAAAAGAGGGTGCGGAAGGGGCGGCGCGTGCGCATGTATCAGTGACAAATCTGTGGGGCTCTATTACGTCGGGACTTGCAGATACACTCGGTAAAATCGGGGGGGAACTCGCGCCGACGTTTGACTCAGTACGTGAAACATTTACATCCTGGTTTAAGGATAATCAGGGTGGTTTTGTCAGCACAATTACTGAGTGGGTAAAACCAGAAAATATGAAAAAAATGTGGGATGGCATCGTCAATTTTGGAGAAGGTTGCGTCAAATTCGGGAAGATTATATGGGCTGTCGTAAAGAAACTGGAGTGGCTTATTCCGGATGAAAAATCAGATGAAGAACAGAAAACTTATAATGACGAATATAATCGGGCATATCAAGAGTTTATGGATTCGGGAGGTAAATATTCACCGAACGCTGGATTGACTGCTGATAATATTGCGAAGGCAAAAGCCGAAGAGGCTGTCGAAAATATGCGGCATCCAGAACGGCAAGAACAGGCAAAATCTCAGGCAGAATCAATGCTCGCGTTTGTTAATCCATTATCCGGGATGGTAAATAAAAATACCGCGCCTGCAGCACTGGATTCGTCGACGTTAAATATTGATACGTTGAAGCAGGCAGTCTCGACACCTGCGCCGGAGCAAAACAATAAAATCGAAATCAATATTGTCGGTGCGACAGATCCGCAGTCAATACAACAATCTGCAGCGTCGGGGGTGCTCGATGGACTGAGACAGGCTGCGAGTTCGTACAATCGTGGCGCGATGTTTGATAAACCAGCTGCGGCGGGGTGACAATGAGTGATGCAATAAACGGTGCTGAGGATATCATGCTCGGCCTGGGTGATTTCATTTTTGCTATATCAACAGTAGCGTACAACAAACTGCAACGTAGTGACGCCTGGCGCTGGGCTCAGCAAACACGATTCGGGAAAAACGACGCGTTGCAGATAACCGGACGACCGAACCCCACAATTACTATCGATGGAAAGATAAACGCTTTATTTCTTGACGGGTGCGGCGTCGGCCTGTTGACAGATTTGCGAGCGCTCGGGAACACGGGAGAACCCCAGCAGCTAGTGCTGGGGACCGGGGAGGTGAAAGGGTACTGGGTGCTGCGAGAACTAACTGAAACGCAAAACAGCTTTTTGATGGGCGGAACACCTAAATCGCAGGACTTTTCACTCACGCTCGAATATTATGGAGCTTCGCTAGATTAATACAAAATCAAGCGCTACCAGAGCACTTAACAAGTATAAAAATAATAAAAAAAACTACGAACATAAATGTAAAACAACCTGATGGTATTTTTTTTGACGCCGAAATACTAATACCTCTCCGACTACTAAAATTAATTCTCATTATGAAATCCTTTTAATTAATGGGGCCCCAAATGATTACATACACTACACGGGACGGTGACCGTCTCGATCAGATCTGCCTTGCGGTCTACGGGAGAGCGTCAAAAACGACAGAGACTGTTTTATATCAGGTTTCGAATTACGGCGTAACGGATATGTGTGCCGTGTTTCGTGCTGGAGAAAAAATTGTTTTACCAGATATCGAACCAGAGCCGGTTAAAAAAGAAACGCAATTATGGGATTGATGAATGAGTGATTACGTAAATACTGGCGTGGAGGCGTGGAAACCTAATTTTTATATATCTGCTGATAATAAAAACATCACGGATAAAATAAGAAAAGGTTTGATCAATATCACGCTGACAGATTACGGCGGCTCCAGTAAACAGACAGACGAACTCCGCGTAGCAATAGTTTCTGAAACTCTGAAAATTCCGGCCCGCGGAGTAAAAATCAGTATTGGGCTCGGTTTCGGTAATCAGATAATTGATAAAGGGATATACATCGTTGACGGTGCTAGCAGTGGCGGTGAACCCCGGGTAGTTGATTTCACAGCAAAAGCGGCTCCGATGAACGCAGCAAAAGGATCTCCGACAGTTCAGAGCAAAAAGACTCGTTCCTGGAGCGACGTCACTGTCAGCGATATCGTTGCGACAATAGCGAGCGATAATGGGCTAAAACCACGCGTATCAAAGCGGTTTGCAGACAATGTTATCACGCAACTCGATCAGGTCGGCGAGTCAGATATGCACCTGATGTCGCGGCTCGCAACGAGATTCGATGCGGTGAGTAAACCCGCGGGCGGGTACTGGATATTCCTGCCGCGCGGCGCGGGCGAATCTGTTAGCGGTGCTCCGCTCCAGCACTACACGCTAACTCGTCGTGATAACTCCAGCTGGGGCTATTCGAGAAATGGACAAAGTGGCGATAGTGGTAGCGGTGGCGAAAATCCGGAACCGACGTATCTGATTAAATATCACGACACAGCAACTGGGCAGATCAAAGAATTGCGGACAAGGTAG